GCAATGCCGGGATGGACAGCGTGATCCACATGACGCCCTGGTTCTCGGTGAGGGGGGCGTACGACGGCTTGGAGGGCTGGGCGCGGAAGCAGTCCAGGATGAGCGGCAGCGGGGTGCCGCCGGGGCCGGGATCCCTCGTCCAGGTGATGGTGTAGGTGTCCTGGTCGACGGCCTGCTCGAGGACCTCGCGGGCGGCGGCGAGCAGCTGCAGGCTGGCGCCCGCCGCGAGGCCGGCCGGCGCGATGATCTTGACGGGCAGGGTGATGAGGCGGTTCCCGGCCCGCCGGCCGAACGGGCGTTCACCGTCCAGGATCAGCGAGGCCACGAAATCGGACGTGGGGGCGGGGGCTCCCATGTCGAAACCGCCGGTATCAGCCAAGAGGAAGATGACCCCGGCGCAGGCGGGGATGCTGCTCGGGACGCCGCCCTCGGCGCCGAGAAGCTCGATAACGTTGGCAACCACTAGGCTGCTCGTCATCACCGGCCCCCGAGCGGGTCAGTCGTCACTTGCTCCTCCGGGCGTACGATGCGGACATGAAAGTCACGGTGCGGTTCACGCTCGACGTGCCGGACGGCACCGACCCGCAGAAGGTGCTCGAAGAGGCGCAGAAGTCAATCGACAGCGAGATAGGCCACGGTGGCTTGTGCCAGTGGGGAGACTGGGACGTCGGCGAGGCCGAACTGGCCGGCGTCGAGCTGTTACGCCCCTCCCCTGGGATAACGCGACCTGAAGCTTGCTGACGAGGCGGCCCCGCCGATGGCCCCGCCGACGTGGCGGCCGGTCGCGGCGGGGATCGCGGCGGTGGTGCGGTTCAGCTCGGCCATCTGCCCGCGGAGCGCCCGCAGCTCGGCGACGAGGGCGGCCCAGCCGTCGCCGCTGCCGCCGGATCCGGCGCGGACGGGGGCGACCTGCTCGCCGCCGCGGAACTTCACCAGTTCCGGGCCGCGCTCCCCGACCCACGCCCAGCCGGGCATCGCGCTGGACGTCCCGGACGCGTACCAGTAAGGCGTGTGCGACGTCTCGAAAGCCAGCGCGGCAGCGGGAGTCCCGTACCGCTGCGCGATGTAGTTGGCCTGCGCGGTGGCCTGCCCGGCGTAGGTGTTCGGGTTCCCGCCGTACGTGTAGTACTCCGACGGGCCGCCGATGAACTGGGCCAGGCCGTAGGCGCCGGAACTCGGGTTCCTCGCGGTCAGGCTCAGGCTCGCGTCCTCGTAGCTTTCGAGCCTGAGCCACGCTTTCACTTGCGCCGGTCCCCAGCCGTGCTTAGCGGCTGCGCTGGAGATCGCGGCTACCGCGGACGCATTGGATACGCCGACGCCGCTGGCCAGCGCGGCGGCGGAGAACTGGGAGGTGTCCAGGACGATCTTCCCGCCGAGCAGCTTCCCGCCCGCACCCTTGATCTTGCCCAGTATCCAGGACGCGATGCCGCCGACGAACGACCCGACCGGCCCGAATCCTGCCTTCAGCCCGTTGAAGAACCCGCCCATCAGTGCCTGGCCTGCCGGGTACAGCAGCTGCTGGTCCAGGCTGACCGGCCCCTTGTGCGCCTTGATCCACGACGCGATCGTGCCGATCCAGGTGGTGACCTGGGTCCAGATGGAGGTGAGCCCGTTCCAGAACCCCTGGATGACGTTCTTGCCGGCCTGCAGCAGCCAGGTCCCGGCACCGGCGACAGCGGCGGTGACCTTGGCGGCCAGCCCCTGGAAGAACCCGACCACAGCGGCGATCCCGGTGGTCACCGCGTTGCGAGTGTTCGTCCAGATGGTCGACCAGGCGGACGCGATGTTCGTCCTGACCGTGTTGTACGCGCTGGTGACGCCGGCCTGGAGGGTGCGCCAGGCCCCCGCGATGAACGCGAGCCCGGCATTGACCACGTTGCGGGTGTCCGCCCAGATCGTGTTCCACGCGGCGGCGATGCTGGTCCGGACCGTGTTGTACGCGGAGACGACGCCGGCCTGCAGTTTCTGCCACGACCCCGCGATGAACGCGAGCCCGCCGGCGACCGCGGTCCGCGTGCCCGCCCAGATCGTGTTCCAGGCGGCGGCTATGGAGGCGGTGATGGTGCCCCACCACAGTTTCGCGCCGTTCGCGATGCTGGTCCACGTGCCGGTGACCGTGGCGACCAGCCGCTTCCCGTCGCTGGAGGCACCGCCGATCGTGTTGGCCCAGATGGTCGCCCACGTGTTCTGGATGAACTTGCCGGTGGCGAGCAGCGCCGCGCCGACCGGCTGGCCGATCTTGGCTGTCACCCACGCCTCGAGCCCGCCGAACGTGAACGCGTGCAGGACGCTGGTGCTGATCGGGCCCTGCAGCCGCTGGAACATGCCGTTGAGCTTCCCGGCGAACGTGCCGCTGGGGGACAGCGTGTCGCCGACGGCCTTGATGAGCGCCCCGGCGAACGCCCCGGCCACCACCACTCCGGCCGCGGCGCCCGCGGCAGCTATGCCACCCCCGGCAGCTCCCTTAGCAGTCCCCCCGGCTGCGCCTCCGGCCGTGCCCTCCGCCCCGGCCGCGGCTCCGCCTCCGGCCATGGCCGCGCGTATCTCAGCGGCAGCTGCGGTCCCGCCGGAGACCATCGCGGCCCGGATCTCGGCGCCGGCCGCCGCCCCGCCGCCGAGGTTCACCACGCCGCCGGTCAGCCACTTGGCCGCCGCCCCGACGATCTGGACGCCGACCTTCAGCACGCCGAGTTTGGACAGGATCAGCAGCGTCCCGGCGACCTCGGTGATCGGCTTCGCGAACGACGCGGGCAGCTTCGCGACCAGCCCGAAGAAGTCGGAGATGATCTTCAGCTCGAAGGTGCCGCCGGTGGTCAGTCCCGGCGCGAGGGCCTTCAGCGCCCCGCCGATGTTCGTCAGCAGCCCCCCGACGACCGGCCCGTTGGTGCGGAACCAGTCCATGAACTTGGTGATGTCGTCGGCGGTCTTCTTGGAGTTCGCCCACTTCAGCACCGCCGGGCCGAGCGCCGCGATCCACCCGACACCCTTCTCGATCAGCGGGTTGAACTTCGGCAGCAAGATGACGAACGCGTTGACGAAATCGATCAGGGTGCCCCCGATCGCGCCGACCGCCTTGCTCCCGGTGTTCGCGATGAAGTCGCGGAACGCCTTGAACGCGGGCGAGCCGATCAGGGCGTCGAACTGGCCGCCGAGCTTGCCGATGACCGGGGCGACCTTCGCGATGATCGGCCCGAGCATGCCGGTCAGGTCGGTGACGGACTTCAGCCACGGCTGCAGCGCCCCCGCGACGACGGGGGTCTGCGCGGCCTTCACCTTGTCCCACGCGGTCGCCATCGCGCCGAGCTGCTTGGACAGGGCGATCTGGGCGGGGGACATGTCCCCGTACGCCTTCGCGATGGCGAGCTGCTCAGCCTTGTACGCCTTGGCCGGGGGGACGCCGTTGGCGATGGCGATGTTGTAGGCGTCCTGCGCCTTCCCGACGGCGGTCGCGGCGGTCTTCGCGTCGGTCAGGATGGGCTTGGCGACGGACCCGAACGCGGCCAGCGCCAGGCCCCCGGCGACGAACGCGCCGCCCAGGGCGACCCCGGCCCCCGCGGCGACCCCGGTCAGCGTGCCGAGGGCCGGGGCGAGCGCCACCGCCGGGCCGAGCAGCCCCGGGTTGAGCTTCAGGCCGCCCAGCGCCTTGTTCAGGCCGTCGGACTTCTTGGACGCCTCCTGCTCGGCGTCGCCGAGGCGGCGGATCGCGGCGTCGGCGAGGACCGCCTTCGCCGCGGCCCGGTCCGCCGCATCGCCGGTCTGCCTCAACGCGGACGCCAGGAGCTTCGACTCGGCGGCGGTCCTGTCGGCCTTCGACCCCAGCCGCTCAATGGTGTCCTGGAGGACTTTCACGCCCCGCGATGACAATGCACTGTCATCGCCGATTGACCTAAAGTCACGACTCAGTGACGCTGCGCCACGGCTCAGAAAGTCGAACGTGATCGACTGACCGGCCACGGCTCTCCTAGAAGAGTGTTATGTGTTGCGGCATCACCGCCTGACGTGCTGCGATGTCGGCGTTGGCCTGTTCGAGGTTGTCGGCGATGGTTCTCAGCAGGGATGGATCGTCCGCTGCCCAGCCAATGACGAGATTGCAGTGCTCGTGAGCCAGGCCGCGGCGGCAGGCCCGGCAGGATTTCTTCGGGTCGTGGCCGGGGCAGCCGTGCCAGTGCTCAATGTGCGCGCCATCAGGATCCATGTCGCGTCCGCAGAGGTAGCAGCGGCCTTGCTGTGCCTCCCACATCGCAGCCCAGTCAGCTGCGATACCCGGCCCATGTCTTCGCTCGAGAGTTGCCTGGCGGATCTTGGTGCCGTTGGCCTCGTGGTATCCGCGCTTGTAATCCAGGACCTTGGCGGCGTTGGCCCGGTAGTATTCCCGGCTCCTGGCGCGTACCTGCTCGAGGTTGGCCTCATAGTATTCCCGCCGCTTGGCGCGCTCCTGCTCGAGGTTGGCCTGGCGGTGCCTGGCCTCCTGTTCGCGGATCTTGTCAGCGTTGGCCGCGCGGTACTTCCGATTTCTCTCGCGGATCTTGTCAGCGTTGGCCGCGCGGTACGCCTTGCCGGCCTCTAGCTTCTTCTGGCGGTTCGCTACGTAGTGGCTGTGCGCCTGCTCGAGGATCTTGGCGCGGTTCGCCTGGTAGTACTGCCGGCGCTGTTCCCGCTGGCGCGCCTTGGCGTCAGGGTTAGGCTCAGTCATGTCGGACCTCTTATCCAGGTTCGGCCAGCCCCGGGAGGTTCACCGGCCTCGCCGGGGCACTTGCTCCTATATTACCGCAGGTCAGGACCCGAAAGGCGAAATCGTGGCCGTAATCGTGATCGTGTACCTGCTCGCGTGGGTGCCTCTCGTCGCCGCCGGGCGCAGGCTCGGGAGACGGTGGGGTAACCCGGACGCCGGGTTCTGGCTCCCTGTCCTGCTCGGCGGCCTGGGTTTCGCGATGTTCATCGCCGTCGCCGTCACCGACGGCGACCTCCGCTAGGGCCTGCTAACCCGGTCGGCGATGGCCGCCAGCGCCTTCTCGATCCCGTCGCGCACCCGGGGCCCGGCCGCCTCGGCGGGACCGGTGAACCACCCTGGCTGTACGGAGGGTTCCTCCTGGGTGTACCAGTGCTCACGGTCAGCGAAGAGGGGGTGGGTGAGCCGCCCCGCGTCGAGGTAGCGGAGCTTGCGGGTCTTGCCCAGCGGCGCGCCGGTGACGGACACGCCGGGGTCGCTGCCCACTGTGCGGACGTTGATGCCGAGGTGCACGTCAGCGTCCAGTTCGGCGGCGTACCTCTTCGGGATGTGGTGAGGCTCGGCGTTGGCGCGGATCTCGTCCGGCACCGGGACCACGGCGTCCCGCATCGCCTTCGTGACCTCCCGCAGCAGCTCCTCCTCGCCCGCCCGGCGCAGCCGGAACGCGAGCGCCTCCAGCTCCGTCGCCGCATCAGCCAGCCCCGACATAACCGCCGCCCTTCCTTCTCGCGGTCTTCTTCCTCGACCTGGAAGTACGCCATCCACTCCGACAGCTCGGCGCTGGTGATCCGCTCGAGCATCTCCCCGACCGGGCAGTGGAAGACCTCCCGCGCTAGGTCGAAGTAGAACCGTCGTTCGGGGCGGTCGCGGAGGAGGCTTTTCCCGTCTCCACGGCGTCCGCGTTCAGCCCGGACAGCTTTGACGCGACCTCGAACACGCGGTCCAGCGCGGCGGCGGACAGCTCGCCGAGCGCGTTCACGTCCTGCTGGGTAAAAACAGGCTCGCCGTCCTCGCCGACAACCGTCCGGGCGACGAGCTTGGCGCGCATGTTGGCGACGTCGGGGACCATCTGCCGGCCCCGCTGGACGGCCAGCGACGCCTCCCACTCGTCACGCTCACGTCCTCGCAGCTCCCGGACCAGCACCGACCCGCCCCACTCCGGGACCGGCACGTCCTCGGTCTTGAGGGTGTCGGCGGCCAGGATCGCGTCCCGGGTCAGGTAGGACCCCACTACGGGATGACCACGTTGTTGGCGGGGACCTTGGTGATTGAGAAGTTCACGTCGACCTGTTCGGGGTTCGTCATCGAGCCGTTCACCGCCGAGCTGGTGACCTTCGCGGGGAAGACATCGCAGCGCTGCCCGGTCACATCGCCCTCCCAGAGGATCACCACGAAGCCGACGGTGTCGCGGGGCAGGGTGAGCCGCACGTCGCTGCTGGTGTTGGTCGCGTAGAACGACAGGGAGCAGCCGGTGGCGGTGATGTTGCCGGGGATCTCACTCACGAACCGGCTGGACAGGTCGGGGGTGGGGACCGTGGTGGAGACGACGGTGAACCCGGCCATGGCGGCGACTTCGTTGGACAGGTCGATGCCGGCGTTGAGCTCGCCCCTGGTGGGCGCGGTGTAGGTGGCGATGGTGGTGATCCAGTAGATTTTCCGGACACCAGGCGGAATGTACCTTGAGGTCGCGGAAAGTGGTGTCGGCGGCACGGCTAGTTCTCCTCGGTTTCAGCGCTGGCGGCCTTCGCCGCCTTGGCGGCCTGGACCTTGGTCATCGGCGGAGGTTCCGGGTGCGCTTCCGGCGGCGGTATCTCGTCGTCGGCGAGGAGCCGCCAGCCCGACGCGTAATGCGCGGGGAGGGATGCCCGGTGCACCTCGCCGGTGCCGCCGGTCTCCGGGTGGATGATCGTCACCCATTCGTCGTCCATGACCCGCTCCTTATGCGCTGATGGCGATGACGGCGCCGCTGACGGTGCCCGCCGCGACGTCGAATGTGCAGAGCCCGGTGACCGGGTCGCCGTAGGTGAGGGCGGGCAGCGGGATGACGGTGATGGCGCCGATCGTGGCTGGCAGCGTCACCGTCCGGTTGGGGATGACCAGGCCGTCAAACGTGGTGGTCGCCGGCACGTGCATCGTGATCACGCAGGTGGAGGCGGCGCCGTTGATGAGCATGAGCCCGATGCCGGAGCCGCAGGGCGCGGTGTGAGTGAACGTGGCGAGCCCGGCTGTCTGGGTGACCGGGTTCAGTCCTGCGTGCGGTGCGACCTGCACCGTGAAAGCGGTTGCCGCCATGGCCTTGGTACCTCCGGTTTTGGGTGGTAGTCGTGGAGTCATGAAGGTGCAGCGGCGGCGGACGTGGAAGCCGCTGATCCGGCAGCGGCTGTGGTTCCCCCGCCGCCGCCCGCGGCTGTCCCTGCCGCTCGAGTGGGCGCGGCGGAAGCGGCCCCGCCAGCGGGAGGGCTGAGTCATATGAGCGTTATCGACGTGACACCCGATGCTCTCGACGCGGTCTTTGCGCGCCGGGTATGCGAAGCCCGCCGCGCGGCGGGCCTCAAGCAGCAGGACCTGGCCGATCTCATGAGCTCGACTGGCCGTAAGATGCACCGGAGCCAGATCGGGAAGATCGAGGCCGGCGACCGGGTGGTGTCGGTCGGCGAAGCTGTCCAGCTCGCCGCCTTCCTTGAGGTCGACCTCGCCGAACTGGTCAGCGGGTGGTGTACGCCTCGACGTTGACGGGGAAGGTGACCCTCGCCAGGGCCCCGTTCTGCGTCTGCTGCTGCCGCAGCGACCCGATCCCCACCGACGCGATCAGCACCGTCTTGCCGAGGGTGCGGTCGACGGCGATGGCCGCGCCGCACGCCGCGTGGAGCTGGTACGCCCGGGTCCGCGCGGCGGCGGTGTCGCCGCCCGGGTCGATGACCTCGGCGGCGCAGGTGACGGCGTACCGTTCCCGGTCCGGCCCTACGCCCATGCCCTCGGGGGAGGCGGTGCCGGTGACGACGTCGGTGTTCTGGTCGCCGGCGTAGCCGACGGCGACGGCTTCGAGGCCGGCGGCGTCGGTGAGCTGGGGGCCGTCCCGGACCGGGACCCCGGCCAGGCCCAGCGCGGTCGAGGTCCGGAACGCGGCGACGAGCGCGGTGATCGCGGCGGGGACGGAGGAGTAGTAGGTCATATGTATGCCTGGCTGATGTACGGCATGCCGCCCTGCGCGCCGTCGAGCAGCTCAGCGGCGGCGTTGGGGATGGCGAACCCGAACCCGGGGAGGATCACGTCCGCGCCGCCCGCGAGCGGCCCTTGCAGCGACGGGGCGCGCTGCGTCCACCACAAATGTTGCAGGATGATCCGCGCCGCGGAGTTGAACGCGGGCGGGACTGAGACGCCCCAGCCTGCGACGTAGGTGACGTTGACCGTGGGCAGCCACTGGAAGAAGGGGCCGTAGAAGGGGTAGCCGAGGGGGCGGCGGATCAGGCCCGCGTTGATGTCGAGGTCCAGGCCGCCGGAGATGTCGATGGCGCCGCCTGTCACCGACGTGATGGAGGTGACGGATACGAGGGGCCGCTGCCGGACGGGGATGACGGTCTGGTTGTTCATCATCTCGGACCGTTCGGCGGTGATCACCTTGTTGACCAGGGGGCCACCGGTGTACTTCTTGAGCGCCGATTCGATGGTGGCGATGTAGGACTGGATTTCCGCATCGCTGCCGGTGTTCGACTGGGGGATGTTGAGCTGGTCTTTCGCGTCCTGCAGCGGGAGGACGGCGGTTTCGAACGGGTCGAAGACGTCGAATTCGCCGAACGTCACCCCGGCGCCGGTCCCGGTTGAGGTCGCCGCCCACTGGTAGTGGCCGATGACGGTCAGGTCGGTGGCCGGGACATCCTGGTGGTACTTGCCGAGGCTGTCGTGGGCGGGGCTGGAGTAGGTGCCGGTCGTGGTCCAGGTGCCGTCTATGGCGGCGAGCTTGACGACGGTGGTGAGCGTCCCGGCGTCGACGAGGCTGTAGGTGCCGTCCGTGTTCCGCTGCTGGACGGTGATGGGGCCGATGGTCAGCGGCTGGCCGAGCGGGTACCTGCTCAACTCGGTCCTCCTGTCCGCTGGTCGGTGGCTGTGAGGGTGCCGCCTGCCGCGGCGCCGGGGGCGGTGGCGGCGGTCAGCGATGATGCTGCCGCCGTGGCCGAGGTCAGCGTGCCGACGGTGAACGCGAGCTGGACGGCCCCGGCTGCGGTGGCCGTCCCGGATGCGGTGAGGGCGGCGGTGGCCTGCTGGGCGGCCAGGGCGGACAGGGACCCCGCGGCGGCTGCCGTGGCTCCCGCAGCCTGGGCGGCCTTCGCCGAGGCCGAGCCCGCCCCGGCCACGCTCGCGGCCCCGGGGATGACCCCGGACGCGTTGACCGCACCCGCACCGGCGGCAGTCGCCTTTGCGATCTGCGTCGCGACGTCAGTGACCGACCCGGCACCCGCGGCGGTACCCGGGGCGATGACCGTGGCGACGGCGGTGACGGATCCCGCGCCCGCGGCGGTGGCGGTGGCTGACCCCGACGACGTCCCGGCGGCGGTGACCGCGCCCGTGCCGGCGGATGCTCCTGCCGCGGCCTGCGTGGCGACGTCAGCGACGGCTCCGGCGCCGGCGGCAGCCGCCGGGGCGATCTGCGTGGCGGACGCGGTGGCCGCGCCTGCACCCGCGGCCGAGGCGGTGCCCTGTATCGTGACCGCGGCCACGCCGGTTATCACGCGCGGGGCTGGCGTCAGGACGAGCATGACGGGGAGCTCGGAGGCCGCCAGCACCGGCAGGTAGACGACGGCTGCCTGCGCGGTCGCCGCGGTGACTGACCCGGCGCCCGCGGCGGACGCGGTGGCGGCCTGGGTGGCGACGGCGGTGACCGCGGCCGCTCCGGCCGTCGCGGCGCCGGCGATCTGGCCGGATGCGGACGTGACCGACCCGGCGCCCGCAGCTGCCGCGGTGACGGCCTGGACGGCGGTGTCAGCGACAGACCCGGCGGCGGCTGCCGTCGCGGGGGCGATCTGGGTGGCGACTGCCGTGACCGCGCCCGCGCCCGCGATGGAGGCGGTGCCGCTGCCCGGCAGGCCGCCGATCGCGGTGACCGACCCCGCGCCCGCCGCTGTCGCGGGCGCGATCTGGACGGCGGTGTCAGCGACGGACCCGGCGGCGGCTGCGGTGGCGGCGGCAGTCTGTGTTGCGGCAGCGGTGGCAGCGCCTGCGCCCGCCGCCGCGCCCGCGGCACCCTGGACGGCGGGAACCGCTGCGACGGCACCCGCACCCGCTGCCGTGGCGGGCGCCTGCTGGACGGCCGTAGCCGCGGCCGCTCCCGCCCCGGCGGCCGCGGCCGTGGCGGTGAGCGTGGCGAAAGTGACCGACGGGTCCGGGATCGCCCGGTACGGCACCCACGCGGCGGGGGAGGCGAACCCGGGTGGCCGTGCGGGTGGCGGTGCGGGGACCGGGGCTTCGCCGTAGTCCTGGACGGCGGGCTGCACGAGGCCGGTGCCGCCGGGGGTGATCAGCCCGGGGCGGGCCACGCCCGGCTGCGACGTCATCAGCGCGGTGACCGGCGGCGCGGTCTGCCCCTGGTCCGGGACCGTCCGGTACGGCGCCCACGACCCGGGGGACAGGAACCCGGGTGCGCGGACCGGAGGCGGCGGAGCTGCCCAGCCCGCCTGCCCCGTAGCGCCCCCCCCGGCCGGCCCGGGCGTGGCCGTGTCGTCGTAGGCGACGGCATCCCACCAGGAGTTCCAGGTACTGGTGAGCGTGATCGCCGACTGCGGCCCCCACCGGACGGTATCGACGGTGCCGCCGATGGAGCCGTTCGACGCGGACACCGAACCGCCCGAATCCGGGGTGTTCGTCTCCAGGTTCGCGGCGGAGAATATCCGCGCGGCCACCGTCCCGGTCGTCCCGGAGATCCCGGTGATCTCGAACTCGATGCGGACCCACTGGTTCAGCGGGACCTGCTCGGTGGTCGTGCCGATCGTGCTGCCAGCCGAGTTGATCGTGCGCAGTTCCCCGGTCGGCTGGAGGACCACCCCGCAGCGCAGCGCAGCTGACCCGATAAACCTGACCAGGCCCGCTGTCGTGCCCACGCTGAACACCGGGTAGGCGGTCAGGTACATGTACCAGCGGACGAAAGCGTTCGCGGTCGGTGTGGCCGGCAGCGTAGACCACGTTTGCTGGATGGTGGACGACACGCTGGTGATGACCGAATCCCGCAGCGCTGTGCCACCCGCGTACACGTGGGTGTTATCCCAGGTCGCGGTGGTCCCGGCCCCGGTGACCGCGGTGGTGTTGAACGCGTTCGGGGCGCCGGCGTTCGTGGTCGGGATGTTCGACCCGCTGGTGCCCTCGCAGGTGTTAGCGAGCGAACTCATCCGTGCTCACCTCGTTTCCGGGGCGCCGCCTCCCCTCAGTCCCCGAACCACACCCAGGTCGGGGCGCTGGTGTAGGTGAGCGTGATCGTGGCCCCGGACTCCAGCCGGACCGTGCCGACCCCGGCGGACGGGATGGTGAGCACGGTGGTGGCGTTCAGCTTCACCGCGCACGTCGACGCGCCTGCGGTGATGTAAATGGTGACGTCGGTGGAATACGGGTTGCCCAGCGCGACCGTGGTGGCCGGGACGGACGGGGCGGTGAGCACCCCGCAGGGCTGCGGGACCTGGGGGGCTTTCAGCACCTCCGATACCGGCAGGCACGCGATCCCCGACGAGGCGACGTAATCGACCAGCGTGAGGAACTGGCTGGTGAGTGACTGCAGCCCGGTCGGCGACGCGGACAGGTCGTGCCACCCGAGGACGAGCCACTGGTGGTTCGCGACGGCCGCGTCGATGTACCCCTGGATGGTCGCGGTGACGGTGGCCGGGCCGATCATGACCCGCCGGATGCGCGCCCGGTCGGCGGGCGGCCAGGTCTCCCCCGGGTCGTCGCCGTTCTGGCTGATCGACAGGGACGACGCGAAATTCGACAGGCAATTCGTCATCGTCGCGTCGTTGTACAGGCCCTCCGGGTAGCAGAACGTCTCCGGGCAGCGGAACCCGTTGTTCAGCAGCCAGAACTTCCCGGCCTGCATGTCGGCCAGCGCCGCGGCGTCGCTGATCCCCGTGTAGGAGGCGTTGTGGTTGTAGGCGGTGTAGGAGTGGACGCCCATCTCCCAGCCGTTCATCTGCTCCAGCTGCCGGGCCTGCGCGAGGGTGAAGTAGGACCCGAAGACGGGGTTCCACAGCGTCTCGGTGATGATGTAGCTGGTGGCACGCTGCCCGTACCGGTCCATGTACGGCGCGGCGACGGAGAACTGGCTGGCGTACCCGTCGTCGCAGGTCCAGGACACGACCCCGTGGGGCCACTGGGTGGCGGCCTCGGCCATGGTCGCGACCCCGCCGAGGGTCACGGTGGCCGGGCCGGTGCTGGCGTCGAACGTCTGGATGGTGATCGCCGCGAGGCTCGCCCGGTTCGGGGACCCGACCGTGTGCGCCGCGCCGAACGGCAGCGTCATCCTGATCCACTCGCCGTCCAGCGCCCACGGCTGCGCCGGGTTCTCCTTCGTCGCCCAGTAGTAGTAGTTCGTCAGGGACGTGTCGCCCAGGCAGACCCGCGGGTACGAGCCGAGGAAGTTGGAGAACGTGGTCCGCTTCATCCAGATGACCAGCGACTTGCCGAGCATGTTCAGCGGCGTGTTCACCGAGTTGAGCTGGAAGGTCCCCTGGATGAGGGACGACCCGCCGGCGCCGCTGGTCGCGGCGGTCACCCCGAACGTGCCGAGCGCGTAGTTCACCGCGTCGGTGTTGTTCCCGCTGCCGCCTGACGCGGTGAACGTGGGGGTGACGACGAGGCGGGTGGCGGGCGGGGTGGCCTGCCCGGCGAACGGGGTGTCTATCACCGCCGAGGCGGCCTCGGGCGGCCAGGATCCGCGCGGCGGCATGTTCAGCGCCATCGCGGTGAGCACGGACGCGGGAACCGTGTTCTGCACGGTGAACCCGGGGGCGTGGGTGACCGGGGTGGTTCCGTCCGCGCCGCGGGTGACCGTCCAGGTGGTCCCGGCCACGTTGGTGACCATGACGGACTCGGACGGGGCGGCGGGGTCGGTGACGTGGAACACCCAGAACGCCCCGGTGCCGGTGCTCACCCCGGACAGCGCCGGGGGGAACGACGCGGAGGAGGTCACCGTCCAGGTCTCGACCGTGCCGATCGACGGCGCGGTAGTGCCGCCGTTGGTGACGGTGGTCTGCCCCTGGTTGGAGAACAGCTCAACAGGCATCGGCTAGTTCAGCGCTTCGAGAAGCCAGTGGTCGCAGGTGACGGACGGGGCGCCGGTCACCTGGGACAGGGTGGCGCCGAGCGCCAGGGTGGTCGCCGCGGCGGTCGACACGGTGACCACTGCCCAGGTGTTCAGCGGCATCGGGAAATCGGTCAGGGTCAGGCCGCCGGTAGCGACCATCTTGAAGAACCCGAGGGTGGCGAAAGTGCCTGTCGCGCCGACGGTGCGGCACTGGATGTAGGACTCCAGCAGCCAGGGTGCCCCGGTGATAGCGGTAGCGGCCATGGGAACGGCCCCGGTGGTGGACAGCATGGTGCCGGAGGACAGCACCCCGGCGGTGTTTGTGGCCCCCCAGTACAGCGCCATCGTCAGGTTGGTGGCGGTCGCCGAGGTGTTCATGTGCCCGTTGGCCCGGATGCGGAGGCACGCGCCCGGGTACCACCAGTTCGCGGGAAACGTGAAGTCAGGCTGCGGGGAGACATCGCCGATGGTGGTGACCGTCGACCAGGTGGTCCCGGCGGCCGTCCACGGGGCGGTCGCGTCGATCAGCGATTCCCAGAACTGGGCAGGCATAAGGCTCCCTCGTTTTCTTTCACGTCCGCGGGCTGAAGGTCAGCGACAGGCACCCACTCGCGGCTGCCGTCGTCATCCCAGATGAGGTTGACCTCAAGGCCCGTGATGTCCTTGACCACCCCGGGTCGGCCGTCCGCGGTCCGGGTGACCCGCTCGCCGTGCGCGTAGAACCGCATGCCCGACGTGTCCACGAGGACCTCCTAGGGCTGGTTGGAGGCCACCGGGCCGCCGGAATCGAGGATCGCGCCGGGATTCTGGCTGCCGCCGGCGTTCTGCGACACGAACTGCCAGGAGTAGGAATGCGGGTGCGGGTACAGCCACAGCTTGAAGTACCCGAACCACTGGCTGTTCAGCTGGTCGTAGGCGGCGGACTGCCAGGAGTTGACCTCGGCCCGGCTCAGGCCGGTGAGGGTGTGCAGCCCGGACCCGCCCGACCCGACGACGAACTCGCGGATCCCCGCCGCGTCGGCCGTACCGGTCTTCCCCAGCTTCGGGAACCGCTGGTAAGAATGGCAGTGCCCGTTGAACACCAGGTCACAGTGATTGTCGTACAGCAGGTTCCACAGGTCGCTCACCACGGTGGTGTCCCCGGTGCCGCCCGGGTCGGAGGTGTTCGTGCCGTCTGACCACCGCGGGTGATGCCAGAACGCGATCAGCGGCTTCCCGGCGTTCGCGGTCAGGTCGGAGCTGATGGCCGTGTACGTGGCGGACGGGTTGGCCAGGCTCCCGGTCCACTGCTCGGAGGAGTCCAGGGCGATGACGTGCCACCCGGCGGGGGTGTCGAAGCTGTAGAAGTGCGGCGGGGTCGCGCCCGACTGGGATTGGCTGCCCCAGTACGTGTCGTAGTGCGTCAGGTCACCCTGGCCGGGGACCTGCCCCCAGTCGTGGTTGCCGGGCACCGGGCGCAGCGCCGGCTTGATGCCCCCGTACATGGAGTTGAAGTTGGCGTACTGGCCGGAGAACCCGGTGTTGTCGCCGTCGTTGGTGACATCCCCGGGGATCAGGACATACAGCGGGGCGGGGTTCAGCGCGGATACCTGCGCGCCTACGACAGTTGGGGGGGCGGTGGTGGCGGCGGCGGGCTGCATGTCGGCGACCACCACCAGGAAGTCCGGGGCCTGCGGCGCATTCCCGCCGACTACCCGGCTCCGCTTCTGCGACACCCAGGCCGTCACGTCACTCGGCGACCTTGACGTACAGGTCGTAGGTGACGGCCAGCGCGCTGATCTGCCATAGGACAACCGTGCCGATAGCCGCGGCGGACCACATGGTGAACTCTCCCGGCAGCCAGGTGAAGATCACGCCGGCGCCGGCGACGGCCTGCAGCTGCGCGCGGCGCATGAACGTCGCGGGCGCGGTCGGGGCGGTACCCCAGGTGGCGGCGATGGTCGTGTTCCCGGCGAGCACGTCGGCTGAGTGAGTCGCCTGGACCGTCGTCAGGGTCGCCGGGGTGATGCCGATGGCAGCCGGCCGGCCGATGCCGATCTCGGCGGCTACGCCGGAGACGTTGAAGATGCCGATCTCGCGGATTTCCGGCAGCCGCTTGCCCGCGGCGATGGCCGCGGCGATGACCTCGGCGAAGGGAGCCGCAGCGGCGCCCGTCGTTTTGGTCATGGCGCCTTCGTAAATATGGTCAGCCATTACCGCCGCCTCACGTCAGGGAAATCTGGATGCCGGCAGCTTGGCCACGGCATAGTTTGCTCGATGCGCTGACCTGCGGAAACGTAATACATGATCCTTATAATTGCAGGTCAGCGGCTTGGCCAGCGGAACGGGCGCTCGCATGCGGATTGCAGGTTCGGTTGACGGCATGGATCTACATCCTCACGTCAGTTAACACTGTTTACGTTAGTGATATCTGTATGCCCGCTGCGGCAGCCGCGCCACCCGTGACCTGGAACGTATTGCCGTTCCCCACGTTCACCGGCTGCGCGTTGAACGGACCCCAGAACGACCGCTGGCCCGCGCTGCCCTGCAAGTCGAACGACACGACCGCAGTGGGTGACCCGTTCGAGACGAACGACTGGGTGGTGAACGGCACGCCGATCACGGTGGGAGTGCCGGTGCCGGTGCACACCCCGAGCGGCGACCATCCGCCGTTGGACGCGGTGGTGTACCCGGACGTCTGGGTGGCGATCTCGGTGCCCGCCGCCGCGCCGGTGCTCAGCGTGCTGTTCAGCCGGATCCGCATCGCCGCCGTCCCTACCGGCGTGCCCAGCGCCGTCCCCGGGATCCCCGCCGCCCCGGTAGGGGTCAGCGCGTTCAGGATGAGCCCGATGAGCGTGTTATCTATCGCGGCCACTTATGTCTCCTCGCCTGCGTCCGCGGACGCTTCTGTCACGGTCTGGCCGCCGGAATCGACCACGTTGCCGTCCGGGTCGAGGACCACCCAGCCGACCGGCTCGTCCGGCTTCTCGTCCTCCGGCACGGTCGCCGGCTGCTCGCTCATCAGCTGACCTGCCGCAGCAGCGGCACCCGGTTGCCGTCCACGCCGAACTCGTCCGTGAACTCGTGCGTGAACACGAGCTCAACGTGGATGATCGTCTTGCCGCCCGCGCTGACCACGTGCCCGTCCGGGTCCAGGACCCGCCACCCCTGGTCCGGCTCCCACGCGGGCAGCACGATCTGCGCCTTGCCGAGCAGGTGCACGGCGGGCCTCCTAGCTGTAGAATCGGGGGCAATCCCCCGCCTGACGGCCTGGTGACGCGGGCCGGTGAAGCGGGGTAATGCGGGGAATGAGCGGATTCAGCGCAAGCCGTGAGACGACCTGGCCCCCGCCCGGGCCCGCCCAAGGCCCCGGAGAACCGCCCCGCTCGTCGGCCGGGCGGCCGGGGACCGGGATGGGCCCGGAGGGTCGGACGAGCCGCTAGATCAGCATCGTCGTCTTCATGTGGCCGATTTTGACGCCGGTGTGCACGTGGACGGGGATCCCGGCAGCGGCGCAGCGCAGGCAGAACGTCAGGTCCTCGCCCATCAGGGCCAGCGGCGCGTTCCGCAGCGCGGTCTCCCGGAACCACGGCGCCGCCACGTCCCCGGTGTCCTTCTCCACGGCCTCGAGCGCGGTCCGGTGGATCAGCAGGCACGCCGCCCCCGTCGCGGACACCTGGACGCACTGGTCTTCCGGCCACGTCTCGTACCGGGTGAACGCCAGCCGCCCGCCGCCCTTGTCGGTGAGCTCGTACATCGTGGAGTAGGGTGCGCCGCCGTCCGCGTTCTTGCTGAACGCCAGGCCGCCGACCACCGGCCGCTCCCCCGGGTCCGCCGCCGAGATCAGCCGGTCCAGGGTGTCCGCCGGGAACCACATGTCGGTGTCGCACATGAACAGCCACGGCGCGGCCTGGGCGTCGAGGAACTCCCGGCAGATCATGTTCCGCGGCGTGGAGATGTTCGGCCCGGACTCGAGCGCGATCACGCTGTCGACCGGGGTGCGGCCCTCCAGGCACACGGCGAGGAGCGACGCGGCGAACTCGGCGCGGACGGTGCCGGGGTGGCAGTAGCCGATAACCGCGTGGTCAGGCAAAGCCGCTCCCGTACCGTGGTGACATGACCGACGAGGACAAGAAGACCCTGTCCGCTGAGATAGCCGATGAGCTGCGGGATTCGGTCGGCATCACGACTGAGGCTGACCGTGATCTCACGGCGCGGATGGTCGTGGACCGCATCGAGCACGCGCTCTATGAGCAGGGCTGGATGCCGCCTCGCACCTACGAAGGCGTCCAGGGATGGGTCATCCGCGCCGGGAGCATTCCCGATCACCACGTCAACCGTGACGTCCTGACCTCGCACCTATGCGAGCTGACGGCCATCCTGCACGACCGCTAGCCGCCGTGCGGGCCGGGCCGCAGCGGCGTCTCGTACCCCTCCGGCGGCTCCACGTCCGTGGGCCACCCGTACGACGCGCCCGAGTCGATGTCGAACCCGTCCGACCCGAACCCCTGCGGGGATTCCAGCAGCGTCTTCGCCTCGGCGATCCGGTCCGACATCGGGTACAGCACCCCCGACCCGCCGTCGGCGATCGCCTGGTCGAACGCGGCCTGCACATCCGGCAGCGGAACCCCCGTGAACTCCTGCACCGGGGTCTTCGGGTACGACATGCGCCCCCCCGGCGTCGCCGGGGGGATATCGGGAACGGTCATCACGAGCCTCCGGGGGCGTCTTGGTTGGTCTCAGGGAAATACGGTTCCTCGAACGGCGGCGGCGGCCCCGGCAGGTCCACCAGGTCACCGATCGACGAGCCCTGCCCGTACGTGTCGCCCTGGAGCTCGCCGAACCGGGCCTTCGCGTTCGCCACCGCCCCGTCCACCGACCCGGCCACGATGTCACGCCCCCCGGCGTCCGCGTCGCCGCCGACATAGACAGGGCCGGGGGTGCCCGGCTCGTACGGCGCCTGGATATCCATCAGGAGGGAGCCTTCCGGCCCAGGGTCATCGACGCCTTCGGCTTCGGGCCCGCCTGCGGCGGCGCGTCCTCATCGTCTAGGTTCAGCTTCCGGAACAGCGTCCCGGAGCCCGCCTGGTCCCGCAGGACAAGCTCGTGCTTGTCCGGCAGCACCTCGCCCTTCATCACCCGGAGCTCCGCCCCGGACTTCAGGGCCGCCACGAACGAGTCCATCGCCTGATACACCAGCGTCTCCTTAGAGTTGCGACCCGGCCGCGTACTGCGCCAGGTGCTGCGCCCGGCGGCCCGTCATGTGCGGCGTGCCGCCCGGGACCGGCGCGACCGTCCCGAACAGCGACGCGTTCGCCACCGCCTCCGGCGACGTCACGCTGTCCCGCAGCGCCCCCTCCTCCACGAACACCGACGCGAGCGGCGCCGTGTTCAGCGCCGGCACCGTCGCGGCCGTCCCTACGGTCCCCGTGTCCGTGTACGCCACCACCGCGCCCAGCGTCGCGACCAGCACGTTCTCCGTCGCCGTCACCGTACCCCGGTACACCTTCACCCCCGTCGTGCCCGCCGGGAGCGCCGCCCACGTCAGCGACGCCGTGCCGCTCGCCGCCACCGTGCACGTCGCCTCGTTGGATCCGGTCGTCTCGCCGTTGCCGTTCAGGCCGGTGATCTTCCAGAAGTAGGCGGCGTTCGCGAACGTGCCGCCGCCCACGTTCGGCGACGCCGCCAGCGTCGACGGGGCCGCCAGGACAGGCGTGTACCAGAAATCCTGGCTTGCGTATCGAGCAGCGATGACAACCGCCTCCTTCTAGACCGCCAGCATCTGCCGCATAGCGTCCGCGTGATACTCAGCGATGTACTCCATCAGGTCCGTAACCCGCTGGCCCGTTGGCTGCATGACCAGCCACAGCTCCAGGTTGCCGAGGTCGTTCTGATCCTTGATGCCGTTCTTGTGGTGGACGTTCTCGGGCCCCACCAGGCGGCGGCCGAGATGCTGCTCCATCACGTAGACGTGCTCCATCACGCGGCGGCCATCTGGCAGGGTGAGCCGCTTATAGCCATCCCCGCGCGGCTTAACGACGCCATCTTTCCTCAGTGGCTGCGCCGGACCCAGTTCGCCAGTGCGGCGGAGTCGCTCACGGTGAAGTTTGCAGTACGGGCTACCGTGATCACGGAGCCGATCACAGCCCTCCACCTCGCAGGGGAGGGCCGGAGAAGGCTTGCGGCCCTTTCTCACACGGCCCGCTGGACCCGGATCGCCGTGGACCCGGACCCGGTACCTGTGCATCGAGCAGTAACCGCCGGCTTCGCTGAGGTTCCCGCAGCCGAGGACGATGCATGGAGTCTTGTCCGGTAGCCGCTTCAGCCCGACGGGGCCGGTGTCGCCGGTTTGATGCCACCGGGCGTAGTGGCGGCGGCACCAGCCGCGCGCCACTACTACCCTGTCGCATCCATCTACTGCGCATACTCCAGAGTTCTTGGTCATACCCCGGAGTATATCACGTCCTGGAGTTAAGCTCCCTTCAGGACGCGGAAAGCGTTGATAGTCGAGAGGCTGGAACCTGTTCTCCAGAACATGAACCATCCTGCTTGTCCTGAGGGCAATATCCCGCCTGAGCCCTGCACCAACGGATCATAAATCATACTGACCCCGACGCGATCCGCGATGATGAACTGGTTGAAGTCCCCGAAGATGGCCTCCAGGGTGCCCGCCGCAGTCGCCGCGGACATCGTGGTCGACTCGTAGATCGGCGCACCCAGCAACGTCTCCGGCGCACCCTGCCCCAGGTTCGTCCAGAACGAGGAGCCGCCGGCGGGGTCGAGCTGCCGGGTCTTGTTGATGTAGGCCACGTTCATGACCCACGCGACCTTCGGGCTGTTGCGGAACCTGGCCGGGAGCGCGGCGTGCGTGGAGTACACGTCGCCGATCGCGTACACCAGGGTGGTCGCGCCGGTCACGACCGTAGTCGCGCCGACGACGACGCCGTTGGGGACGGTGGTGCCGCCGCCGGTGGCGAACGCGGCCTCTTCCAGCCTGTCCTTGGCGTCCGCGAGGAGCGCCGGGAGCTGCTGGCCGAAGTCGGTGTCCTCGAGCACTTCGTAGGAACCGAACACCCACGCCGCGGCCTTGACCGGGGTCACGACCACGTTGCCGAGGGTCGGGGTGCCGTCGGTGGTGACGATGCCCTCAGCGAGCCACGCCGCGTTCACGCCGGCGCTGTTGACCCCGTTCCACGTGTTGCTCGTCGTCTGCACGATGCGGCTGATCCGCCGCCACGGGTTCGCCGAACCGGCGTTCGTGAGGATGATCGACGGGTCGAGCACGTAGGGAAGGAGGAACCCTCCCGCGGACCCGGGCGTCAGCGTCAGCGCGGCACGCTGGGCGTTGGCGATCGGGTCGGTCAGGTACTCCTGCCACGTGTCCTGGTACTCCTGCGAACCGGTCATCAGGATGTGCCGGGCGATGTTCGACTGGCCGAAGAACTGCTCCTGCGCCTTGCGGGTGGCTTCCTCGGCGAAGTCGTGCACGAGGCGTCCGCGGCGGACCTCGATCTCGATGGCGTCCAGGGCCCGCTCGCGGAGCTCGGAGCGGCGCATGAGGATCTGCTTCTCGTTGCGGATCGCGTCCTGGCAGTCGTACGGGTCCCGGTTGTTCCGGATGACCAGGTCGGGTCCGGAGTTGCCGTACCGGCCGGTGCCGTACGGGTCGCCGTCGGCCCCGGTGGCGGTCCGCCGGGCGGTGCCGCCGTTGCCGCCGTTGCCGTTGCCGCCGTACTCGGGGTCTGGGCGCTCGAGGTTGGTCTCGTCGCCGGCGAGCCGGGTGATCGCCTTGATGCGCTCCATCCGCTCGACGATCGGCTTGACCTTCTCATCCAGCGATTCCCACCGGGCGATCAGGGTGTCCCTGAAGTCGCCGTCCTTCTCCTCGGTGCTCTCGTCGCTGTCCTCCATGCGCTGCAGTTCCGCCTTGATGGCGGCCTGCTCGTCGAGGAGTTCCTGCAAAGCGGCCATCTGGACCGCTCCTTCCGGTCTGTTACCAGACCAGCCCCACCCGCTCCCGTGCCTCCTTGGAGCGCAGCGCGAACAAGGCGTGCTGGTGATGCCGCTCGAGTGCCTGGCCCTCGGCGGGGGGCGGCTCGTCGGCGGCGGCTTCACCATCTGGGAGAAGTGCCTCTTCTTCGGGTTCGTCGCCGTCGGCGGCCTGCCAGGTGCCGAGCGGTGACATGCGGACACCGACCAGTTCCGCGCCCGTGTAGGCGGGGAACAGGGTCGCGCCGTACTCCTTCAGGCCGAGCTCGAGGCGGCGGACACGCGGCAGCTGGCCGTCCCTGGGCCGGTACTGCTCGCCGCGGCGCAGCTCGGGGCTGGACCGGATGATCGCGCCGGTGAACGACTGGGCGGTGATCGCGCCTTCCCGCCACATCTCCAGCACCTCGTTACCCAGGGGCGTATCCAGGTAGTACGAGCGGGTCAGGACGCCGCGGGACTCCGCGCTGATGTGCCTGCAGACCGCGGGGGCGACGGAGAACCGTTCCGCCGGCGTGCCATGCAAAGTCATCGCGTGGTTGTAAATGCACTTGACCAGGCCGTATCCGGTGCGGGACCGTTCCACGTCGGCGATCCGCTTGTTGAACGCCGTCCGGTCAAGTTCTTCGGCGTAGTGGCCCTGGTGGTCGTGGATCTCGGCGGGCTCGTCGAACACGGCGCAGTACGCCTCGACGAGGCGGCCGGATCCGTCGCCTTCGGCGCGGGTGACGACGTGGGCGTCCTCGAGCGGGTAGGAGCGGAACAGCTCGGCCCGCTGCGGCCGGTCTTCACTCATGCGGCTCGCGCCACCTTTCCCGCGTGCTTTCGCGGCGATCTTGGCGAACTTGGCCTTGCCGAGCTTTTTCCGCCCGATGTAGGCGGCGAGCGCGCCGGGGTTCTTGGCGCCCTTGGCGGCCAGCGAGGCGGACAGCTTCTTGAACCGGGCGCCGGTGCCGAGCTTCGGCATGGCCCGCTGCGCCGGGCCAGGCGGCGGGGCCGCACCCGCCGCCTGCTCGGCGGCCTCGAAGTGGGCCACGTCCAGGCCGGTGAGGTCGGGCAGGTCGGAGCAGTCGCCGTCCCAGGACCCGTCGAGCCCGTCGCCGTCGTAGCCGCCGTCCGGTGTGCTCATCGCTGACCTTCCCGCCGCGTGGGCCTGTTTCATGTAGCCCGGCATGACCGCCTGGATGATGTTGGTGGTCAGCCCGTCCGCCATGGCCGCCGGGACACCCGCCGTCAGCAGCAGGTTGCGCAGCGCCGTCCACTTGTGCACGGCCCCGGACCACTTCGCGAACCCCGCGCCCTTCGTCCAGTACTCCCACAGGTGCGATCCGGGACCGTACTTCAGGTCAGACGCCCGGCTGATCCCGGCCATCAGAGCTTCGCCGCCTGCGCGTCCAGCGCTTTCGCCTGCGTGTTCAGCGTGGCGATCTGGTGCTGCAGCCCGGCGATCCGCGTCTTGAGGCTCGCGTGGTGCGCGGTGGTCTTCCCGTGGGCTTTGCGGGCGGCGGCGGCCTTGACGGCTGCGGCGTGGGCTTTCGCCGACACGGGGGCCTTCGCGGCGGCCTTGGCGTGGGCGGCGGCTGCCTTGTGCGCCGCGGCGGTCTTGACGGCGGCGGCGTGGGCGGTGGCGGCCTGGTGTTCCAGGGCGCGGAGCTGGACGCCGAGTTTGCGGGCCTGCGCGCGGAGGGCGGCGGCGCGGGCGTGCAGGGCGGCTTTGCGCGCCTGGGTGCCTTTCGCCGGCGGCTTGGCCGCCCCGGCGGCTGCACCGCCGCTGGCAGCGAACTGGCCGCCGGTGGCGGTGCCGGCGGGGGCGTGCGTCATGTTGAACCGCTGCGCCCCGGACGCCCACGACTGCGCCCAGCGAGCCGTCCAGGTGTCAGTCATGAAGCCTCACAGATCCGCCACGTCGGCCATGACGTCACGCTCGAACGCGCGGTCGCCGTCCGTGCGGCGGCGTACCGTGTCACCGGGCATCGGGGCATAGGGGTTCTCCAGGTAGAACTTCGCCAGGGCCTCGGCCTGCATCTCCGCCATCTCGGCGGCAGCGAGGGGGCGGCAGGGCGGGCAGAACACGCGCGGCTCAGGGCCGGTGAACTCGGCCTCGCACCGCAGGCACTCGCTCGTGAAGTCCGTCACGGCGTCCGCTCTGCCTTCTCTGCGAACCACACAGCGACGTTCATGAGGTTGAGCGCCTCCCGGAGGTGCCCGGCCGCCCGCGCCTCGCGCGCCCGGCGTAGGAAGTAATCCGCGCCCCGCTCGAGATCCCGCCTGGTCACGACTGTTACCCGCGTTCGGAAGGCTGAGGCGGCGTCTTCATGAGCTGATCGAGCCATCTGAGCCGGTCAGCTTCGTCGTGACCGTTGGCTCCTTCCAGCGCCCGGCGCGCGCTGGCCGGCCTCGGCGTCGGCCTGGTGTGATTTCCGCCGTCCCCGGGGCTTGTGCTGCCGACCGGCAGGCGGGGCATCGCCGGCGGCAGCGGATCCGCCGTCGCGCCCGGCGAGGTCTGCGGCAGCAGGTGCTGCACGACCGGCGCCGGCGGCGGGGGCGGCGGCGGTGGCGCGGCCTTCAGCTGCGACAGGTCCCCCGACTCCACCGCCGCCACCGCCGACTCGTGCGTGTACCCGGCCTGCACCAGCGCCAGCACCGCCTGAGCCCGCACCAGGGCGGCCTGCGCCCGCGCCGTCTCCGAGTCCTGCAGCGCCGCGATATCCGACACGTCGAACCACAGCCGGTTACCGGCGGGGACGTCCGCGATCTGCGACAGCGCCCCGCACACGCCGCGCCACTGCGGGCGCGCCCACAGGTTCGCGAACTTCTGCATGCTCTCCTGGAAGCCCCGGCCGGCCCCGCGCAGGGGCTCCAGGCCGACCAGGACGCCCGGCACCGAGCACGCCGCCAGGATCCGCTCCGCCCCCACCGCCGAGACGCCCGAGAAATCCATCTGCGACAGCGAGTTCCCGACCAGCGTCAGGTCCGCGCCCTGGTCCAGGATCAGGGTCTTGCCCGCGTTGTCCGGGCCGCCGTACCGGGCGGCCATCCGCTCCCGGAGACTGTCGACGGTGGACGGCTGCAGCTTCTGCGCGTACTTGATGATCACGTTCGGGCTGGCGTCGTTCTGCAGGTAGCGGACCTTGAACCGGCTCATGTCGTCGTCGCCCTGGACGTCCCGCATGATCGGCGTCAGCGGCGACATGCCGCGGAAGTCGGCGGCAGGGTCCGGGATGGGCGCCCAGGCCACGCACTCCTCCGCGGGGACGAGGAACCCGGTGCCCTTGTCCAGGACGCCCTTGGGCGGTTCGTGCCAGTAGCCGACCGGGCGCCGGTACCAGCCGCCGCCGCCGACGCGGACCACCTCGGACACGATGGTCGTCCAGTCGGGGCGCAGCCTGACCAGCCGGCCCTCATCGGGGGGATCCCAGATGTACGCCTGGCCGGCGAGGAACGCGTCCTGCTCCATCCGGGCCAGCAGGTGCCCCGTCGTGCTGTTCGGGCCGAACGGCTCCTCCAGCTTCGCCAGCGCGGTGGTGCCGAACAGGTGCTTGTCGTCTTTGGCCTGGTACTGCAGCCGCGCCTCGGAGAACAGGGCCATCCGGATCAGGGCGGCGGAGAACACGATCGCGGACGAGGAGTTGGCGTTCTGCGCGAACTGGGCGAGCTGCGGCAGGACCGGCTCGCGGTCGGGGGAGGCGTAGGAGGTGGTCAGGACGGCCGCGCCGGAGGCGAGGCCCTCCCAGTAGCCGTCGCGGCGGATCAGCCGGTCCCACAGCCGCGTCACAGGCCCTCGACCACTTCCACGCTCATCCCGCTGTCGAGGACCACGACGTGCACGTCATCAGGGAGGTCGAGCCCATGCCGGACCCGATCGAGCAGGTAAGCGGCCGTGTCGGCGCGGAGCTTCTCGTCAGTGCGGATGATCAGCCGGTCGCCGGGCTTCACCGTCAGCCGCTGAACTTCAGTGATCTCGGGAAGGGTCATCCGGCCCGCCGTGCCCTCTCCAGGATCGCGTGCAGCGTCGCCGGCTCCACCGCGTCCGGCTGCCGGCGTGCGGCCCCGTCGTCGCGGCCCAGCGCGTACACGCCGGCGCACAGGGACACGAAGATGACCGCGCCGCCCAGCGCGGGCAGGCCGATCAGCGCCGCGCCGCCCAGGATCCCCGCGAGGGAGACGACCAATAGCACGACGGACAGGCGCATCGTCGTGTCCCTTCGTCTTCGCTTGTCTCCGCGTACCGGTGACGGTAATCTCCCGATACGGTTACTCTTCTCCTGATGACGGGGTAGACTTCGCGGTACGACCGCACCCTGACGCGCCCGCACTGCCCACGCCACCCCCGCCCGCGCCTGCCCCCGCCGTGACCGCCCTATACCGCCCGTCCCTTACCTCACTCGCACACTCCGGGCCCACCCGCCTCCGTCCTCGCCCCGCCGTGCCCATCCCGCCCGCCGCAGCCCTCACCTAACCGAACGGAGCATCATGCAGATCACAGCGAAACTCGTCGGGACGAAGCCGCTGCTTCTCCACAACGTCGACCTCGCCAACCCGCTCAACCCGTGGGCGCGGAAGATGGCCGACCTGCGCGGCACGCCAAGCAAGCGCCGCACCGAGAAATGGCACGAGGAAATGGCCTACGCCAACTTCATGGGCGCGTTCTACGAAATCCCCGGCGTCGAAGGTGTCGCCATCCCCGCCGAGAACGTGCGCCGGTCGATCATCACGACCGCGAAGGCGTCACGGCTGGGCACGCAGGTGCTGCGGGCGCTCATGGTCACCGTCGCCGCCATCCCGCTCATCTACGACGGGCCGAAGACGCCCCAGGAGCTGTGGGACGCGCAGAAGTGGCACCTGACCCGCATGATCCGGGGCACCGGAGGCGCATCGCCGACCACGTACCCGATCTTCCGCGAGTGGGCCGTCAAGGCACCGTTCGAGCTTGACGAATCCCTGCTCAACGTCCGGGACCTCACCGAGATCGTTGAGCGCGCCGGCCGGATCGAAGGCCTCGGCGCGTCACGCAAGCAGGGTTACGGCCGGTTCGACGGGCTTATCGAGACGTCCTAGCCATGCCTCGCCATCCCCCGCCAGCCCATTACTCCCCGGTCCATCCCCCGCCTCGGCCTTCCTGATCTTGACTCGCCTTCACACGCCATTCCTTACCTGACCAGCTCTCGCCCCTGCAGCCCAGCCCGGAACTGAACGCTCCTGCCCGGCTCTGGCCCCTCCTTGCCTAGCCCCCACTCAGCACGCCACCCCAGGCCTCGCCTCACCTGACACCGGAGAACCGCATGACAGACCTATTCTCACCCCGCCGCCCGGACGGGCAAAGCGAGTGGCGCGTCATCCACGCCGCCGCTCTCAAGCTCACTTACGGCTCCGACCTCACGTTTGACGAGATCGCCAAGCTGCTCGACACCGACGACCGCAGCCGCGCCCACCGCGCCGTCCGCCGCTGCAACCAGCAGTTCACCCGCGAGAACATCCCCCGCGTCCTCGGCAACGTACGCGGCGCCGGCTACCGGGTCCTCAAACCCTCCGAATACGCCACCGCCGCGATCGCGCTCCAGGTACAGGGACGCCGCAAAGTCAGCAACGCCCTCGACCTGATGCGCACCGCGCCGATCAACGACATGAGCCCGCAAGCCCAGGAATGGGCCCACAAAGTGACCCTCGTCCTCATGGACAACGAACTGCGGCTACGTTCCCAGGAACAGTGGCAGCAGACCGCCGAGCAGCGGCTGACCGAACTGGAACGCCGCGCCGGAATCCCGCCCGCCATCATCGGCGGCGAGATCGAAGACTGAACGATCCAACCCTGCCCGGCCCGTGCCTTCCCCTGCCGATCCCCGCCCTGACCCTTCTGCCCGCGCCTAGCCACCCCACTACCAGCCGCGCCCCCTCGGCCCTTACCGCCCCAGTCCTCTACTCCGCCACCCCGGCCAGGCCAACCCGCCACCAGCCTTACCTCACCTAACGCTTCACACCGTCCAGACGGACGGCGCCGAAAGCCGCTCCCAGTTCAGGAAAGCCCAGGTCGCCAGCGTGGCCGCGATCAAAGGCGATTGATCGACCTGCACTTTCGGGTCCCACGCCGCAGCGCCGCTCAGGGGACGCTGCTGCGCGGCGCGCACTGCCGAAGTGAGCGGCCCCTGGTCCAGGTGCTCAAGGCCGCCGTCGCTGACGAGATCCAAAAAGAGGCCATGAGCCACGGCCACATCCTGCGCCGTCGGCTGCAATGCGATGATGCCCGCCTCGAACAGCGGCCTGATCAGCGTCCCCGACTGGCTCTTAGGGTTCACCACCACGGCCACCGGGTCATGCCGCTCGTACAGCACACCCATCCGGGCCACCAGCAGCCGCGGGTGATCGTAGAACGGGGCCAGGTCGACCAGGATCTTCCCCGAACTGCTACGCCCGGCCGCCACGATCGAGCCGTGCTTGCGGTCCTCGCTGATCGCGGCCCCCAGGGCGATCTCGCCGCTCACAGCGCGGCCTGCCGCACAGTCGCCGCGCCCCACGCGTCCTCGGCGATGACCTCCCACGCGCCGTCCGGGTCATCCCACACGCCCAGCGCCTCGCGCATGAAATCCTCCGGGCTCAGCAGCTTGCGCATCCGCAGGATCGCCTTCGCCGGGGTCCGCCGCGGGTAGGACGGGTTCGCCTTCCGCCACGCCGCCCGGTCATCCGGCCCGCAGCCCGCCGGCGCCGACAGCTCCACGTACAGGACGCCGGTGCTCTCGCCGGCCAGCGCGTCAGCCCGCAGCCGGGTCACGACCTCGGACGGGTCCGACGGCTTCGGCGGCGTGCACATCAAGATGACCTGCGGGTTAACCGCCTGGTTCATCGTCGGGACCAGGTCCGACAGCGCCATCTCCGTCAGGATCTGACCCTCGTCAAGCACCAGCCGCCGGACCTTCGTGAACCCGCGGACCGAGCCCCGCTCCCGGGCCGCGAACACGATCCGCGAGCCGTTACGGAACGGGATGCACTCATTGCCCGCACCCGTCGTGATGTCGTCGTAGTCGATATGCGGCACCAGCAGCGGCGACTTCGCCCACGCCCGCATCTCGTTGAACGACTCCCGGGCCACCTTGAACCGGTGCGCCGTCCACACCGTCACCGTGCCCGGGTTGATGATCGAATCAGCGAACACCACGCCGCCGACATCGAACGTCTTGCCCACCTGCCGCGGGATCGACAGCAGCGCCGTGTCCGCCGCGTACAGGCCATCGCGCGACTTCGACAGCAGGCACCGGTTCAGGTCACGCTGCC